CAGGCGCCTGAAGAGTTTTGTACCAATGAGGCTATGCTTCGCGGATACAAGCGCAACCAGATGCTAGTGGATCTAGACTTCATTCCTGAAACTCTAAAGGCTTCTATTGTTGAAGCTTACGAAACTGTTAAGTTTGGTAATAAGCAGAAGATGATGAACTATTTCATTGATAAGAAACTGAGAAACCTAATTGAATGTTTGGATGAATTTTGATGAGCAAGAATAACATTTATGAAATCTTAAGAGACTTTGAACGTGCGCCAGATAAGGCTGCTAAGATTGCGGTCTTGCAGAAGAACGCTAGGCCTGCGCTGCTAGATGTATTGCAGGGTGCATTGCACCCTGATATTATATTTAACGTCAAGTCAAAGCCTTCTTATCGTAGGTCAGATGCGCCGCCTGGTATGGGATATTCATCTATTGATGTTGAACTACGCCGCACATATCTATTCATTGAAGGTAGCGCCAAGGCGCCGCCAAAACTAACAGATATTCGTAGACAACAACTTCTAATCCAGATTTTAGAAGCATTAGAATCTCCTGAAGCCGATGTTTTCATGAACATGATACTAAAAGATTTGAAGGTAAAAGGTCTAACATACAAGCTTGTACAAGAAGCTTTTCCGGGATTATTGCCTTAATATTGATTGAACTATACTATGTCATTTTTCTTAAAGGACAAAAATGGCAAGGAAATCAAAATTAGCAAAGCTATTAGAAACAAATGAAGCATACGAATACGATACAACGATTGAGGATTGCCAGCGATGGTTCAATGTCCTCAATCGTGAACTTTTCGACAACTCCCTTCCACAAGTACATGAAATCGATATACGCTGGCGCCGAGGCGCTCATGCGTGGTATGATTATGACGAAACGCGACCAGGCCATGGCACTGCGAAATTGCTCATGAACAGGCGATACAAATCAAAACAGTTTTTCATTGAAGTGTTAGCCCATGAAATGGTGCACCACTATCAATACATCTATAACGAAGAGATGGGTCACGGCTCCTCGTTCTTCAAATGGCGTGACAAGTTTAACAAGAAAGGCTTGAACCTCGTAAGGGCTTATTAACATGAAATATAAAAAGAATCACTATGGTACTCAAGAGAATGTTGATGATGAAGAATATGTGGATATGCGAAATGGCGCGAAGCGCCGTCCGATCCGAAATTGGACAAAAGCTTATGTAGAACATTTGGATGAAGCCGACGAGATAGACGACTTTTATAGTAACGGTCGAAGTTACAAATAAGCATTAAGCAGGTATGCTCCACGGGCATGCCTGCTATGCATTTATAACAATTGAATAATTAGCTTGTGATCACTATCTCCTAGTCAAGAGACAATAACTGGAGACTACGAAATGGCTATTCTTTACACCCTCCCGACCCAATACAACCAGTACGAGAATTGTGTGCTGGAAAGGAAGGTCGACCAGTCTTATCGGATTATGTCTGATATCTGGGGGACGGCCGACTATGCATATGTCTGGGATGAAGCCACGGCGTCTCCCAAGATGGTGCTGGTCAATGTCTATGACATGAACCCGTCGGACTGGAAACCCACCAGGATCGAAGTGGACGCGACGGACGAAGTACGTGCTAAGTTCTTGAACTGGCGCACGAAAATCGAGTTTGAAACGCTCCTCGGGACTGAGGAACAGCGGGTTCGCCAGATTGAGAAGGGTGCTGTCGCTAAGGTTGTCAAAGGCAAAAACGGCAAGGGCACTATCGGTCCGGTTGTAGTCGCTATGAATGCAATCTACGGTATGGGTTGGCGTTCAAGTCAGGAACTGAAGGTTGCAATTGCGACCTCTGACGTTAAGGTCAAGAAGGCCTTACGTAATGGTAAGGTTGCCGAAGTCTACCAGGACGTGGTCTGGGCTTGGGCCCGTAACGTGGTGCGGGTTGATATCGCTAAGATCGACCGGGAAGCTCTCCAGAAGCAGGCTCTGGAGCGAGCGGTACGGTTCTGTCGAGCCGCTTGACCTGCTCTCCAAGACGCTCCTAATCAATCCTCAACAATCTCAATGAAATCAAAGGTTTAGCATGAACACGGACCTACTGGTTCTGGCGTATCTTGAAAGTGGTGGTTGCATCACTGTTGCCGAATATCGCAAACCTCGCAAGGAAGAGTTGACCTTCAGAAATGACAAGGGTTCAACCTACAATATTGGTCGGAAAGCGGCGACATTGCAATCTAAAGGTATAGCGTATCGGACCTGATCCTGGCGCATAGCAGGTATGCTAGTCGTTGGCATTGAAAACCAGACTTGCAATCACTATATCCATTATATGACAGTGAGAGAGAAATCCATGAAGACCTACCGCCCGATCAAGACTGCCCGCGAAAAAGCAAAGTTTCACGCTACGGTTGTAAATCATCCGAATGCCAATATTCGATTGGCCGCCAACTATATCGCTGAGGCTTTTCAGGCTGCCCGCAAGGGTGATGTTTCCGATTTTATGACTTTCATTTCCCTCGCACAAAAGTTTGCTGAGGATGTTGATTTCTGCAATCCCGAAAGGAACCTTCGCTAATGGCTAAGCGCCGCAAGACCATCTCGCTCGACCGCTTGATCGAATATTCGAACGGTTATCTCGCTGCTGATTTTCAAGGCGGCGACTCGGCTACTGACCGCGCACGGCGCACAGGTCTAATCGACCTGCTTGAACAGGCGCTTATGGAGGCTGGCCAGTATCGCGGTTTCGTCTATCTTGATGAGGCCGTCATCACCAAGTCCAAGCCCGGCATTCGCTGGAAGAATGACCGTGAAGACTGGCTGGTTGACACGGATCCCACTCGTCGGAGATATGCATGACCGTTGACAAGGTACGAGTATTCGACTATCTGAACGCCTTACGCGACTCAGGTATCGTAAACATGTTCGGTTCTGTCCCGTATGTTCGTCGGGTGTTCGATGTTTCTCAGGCTGATGGCGTCAAGCTGGTGGTCGAGTGGATGGAATCTTTTAAAGAGGGAAAGTGATGGCTAAGATGAAGGACTTTCTAATCGGTGTGGAAGAATTGGTCTGGACGGCCCTTGAAAAAGGGTTAACTGACATGGACGGCATTTATGCTTACGTCTACATGTATGAACCGTTGGCTGACCGTGCTACAGTCGAAGCAATTCTGGATGAGTTGCACCGCATGGATGAAATGCAACTTTTCGTTGCTTGACATAGGATATCGTTCCTGCTAGGATGATATCGTTAAATAACACAAACACACATAGGAGTTTATATATGGCTAAGATTGCTGGTCGTGAAGTTCGTGGTGAGTTTCTTGCTCTCCAATTGTTTAAGATTGGTGAGCCTGTCTCGCCGTCTGATATTAATAAGCATGTCGGTTATGGTGATTATGCCGCTAAGTACATTTCGTTCCTCAAGAATCGTCATGGTTTTGACTTTTCTGTTCAGAAGGACGGTCGTGCTGTCGTGTCTTACACTTTGACCGCTGAGCCGGCCAATGCTGCTGACGTTCGTGCGATGGCGGTTACTGCTCCGAAGCAGGCGAAGGTCAAGGCTACGAAGGCTGCAAAGGTTGCGAAGCCCAAGGCGTCTAAGCCTGTCAAAGTCCGTCAGTCCAAGCAGACGCCTAGCGCGCCCGTGAAGAAGGCGGCTCGTAATGTTCTCAAGGACCATGCTGACGCTGAGGCCGACCGTTTGCTGGCTGAAATCGGCATGAAGAACGGTGGCGAGTATGCTGGTGGTACCTACTCTGTTGATCCTGACTGGGATTCCATGGACGGTATTGATGTGGCTAACTTCCTCAAGTAAGCCCTAAATACCTTCTTTAGATAAGGGAAAAATATATGCTAAGACGTTCTCTTCTAGCAGGGCTGTCGGCCCTGCCATTTCTTTCTGTATCAGCATCGGCTGCTACTCAACGTAATTCTGCGACATGGAAGGTGCCTTCGGGCGTGAAGCAGATTCGTGTGCGCTCATGGAATGCTGATGGCTCCATCGACATGGATCGCACATTGAATGTTTCGCCTAATCAGGTATTCCGTATTGATGCGGTTGAGGGGTAATCATGGGCGGTGTATTGTCATGGACTCTAATCATCTACATCTATGCTGGCGCTATGGCTCAAGGCGATTCTGTGACTGTCACGGCCACGCCGATGGCAACGCAAGAACTATGCGAAACGGCGGGCAATGCTCTTGATTCTCTTGTGAGTGGATCAACGAAGGTTGTCCGATATCTATGTGTTAAGAACCAGTAATCATGTAAAGGATTTGCTATGAAAAATAAATCATTGATTGTCGCATCACTATTGACTGCGGTATCAGGCGCTACGCTACTCGGCGCTACACCCGCCGAAGCTACTCCGGTGAATAAGTGGTGGTGTCAGTATCCACTGTCTAAGGTTCTATTGCAGGATCAGTGCAATCTCCCCGCTGGTGCTATTCCTAACTCTCAGGGATCAGGTCAAACGAATGGTACTGGTTATACTTCATAAGGTAAAATATGAACATTTTCGCAATCAGCAATGATCCAAAGCAAGCTGCCGAGTGGATGGTTGATAAACATGTGGTTAAAATGATTCTTGAGACCGCACAGCTTTTGTCCACCGCTCATCGCGTTCTTGATGGTGAACAATATATTGACAAGACCAAGACTGGTCGTAATGTCAAGCGTTGGCGTTTGCCTGATGAGCGTGAGCAGCACCTATATTCAGCCACGCATGTTTCACACCCTTCGGCTGTGTGGTGTCGCGCATCTAACAACAACTATAACTGGCTCTATTGTCACTTCTTAGGATTGCTGGCCGAATACACTCATCGGTATGGCAAAGTACATAAGTGTGATAGCATGAGTGAATGGCTCATGAGAACGCCTCATAACATTCGCGTGTTTTATCTAACACCTGTAACACCAGCAATGCCTGACGAATACAAAGTGCCAAACGATTCTGTCGCATCCTATCGCAACTATTATCGTGTGGCCAAGGCAAGGATGCACAAATGGACAAAGCGTGAAACACCGGAGTGGATTAATGATAAAGCCTGAACAGATACCGGAGGAAGTCCTCCGCGCGTTGTGTGCCAGCATGGGCTGCGAGTGGGCCATGCAAGACAAAGAGGACCAGATAATCATTCGCCGTCACATCGCCGCCGCCCTCGCGGCGTGGCCGGGGGCAGAGCTTGACCCATATCCGCAAGGGACTGGGAAGCGGGCTTTGGTGAAATGGTACTTGGACCTCCCCCTGCCGCAGGAGGCGCGTTATGAGTGACGCTGAAAAGGCATACCAAGCAACGCCAGCACCTACGCTGGAAGAGGAGATCATGAAC